GCAAGCCACAAGAAGCTGTCCACCGTGCAGCCCCTTTGCGCCGCTGTGCTGAAGATTGGCGACACGGTGAATGCTGTTGCTGCGGCGCAGCAGTACTACCTCTGCCCGATTATCAAGCTCGAACCCGATTCCCCCGAAACCGAGTACACCGAGGACGAGCTGCCCGCCGTGACCATCTTCCTCAAAAAGGACATTCAGGTGGACGCGGAATGGCTGCCGAAGAAGCAGCAGACCGACGTGACGGCAGCGAAATATTACGGCGTGGCGCTGACCAACAGCGCGAAGGTCGTGCTGGCGAAGTTCAAGAAGTGATGAAAGGAGGGGGCAAGTGTCATGCTGATGACGGTGGAGGAGCTGCGGAAGCAAATCACCACAGATGCAGATGACGCGCTGCTGGCGGCGAAACTGCGCGGCTTTGAGCTGCTGATTCGCGCCTACACGAACAACAACTTCCAGCGCAGGAGCGAACGCTGGACGGGTGACGTCGTGGGGCGCACCTTTATGGGGGAGGCGCTTGTCCCCTTCTCCGCGGGCGATACGGTGCAGGTGACATTCTCCCTGTACAATGACGGGCTGTATACCGTCGAAAGCGCGGATGAACTCGCCTTCACGGTCTCAGAGCGTGGCTTGAAGGACGAAATCGACGTGACGGCGACGCTCGTGCGCTATCCCGACGATGTGAAGATGGGCGTCGTGAACCTGCTGAAGTGGGAACTGGACAATCGAAACAAGGTCGGCGTGGCATCGGAGACGATTTCCCGACACGCCGTCACCTACTTCGACCTGACGGGCGAGAACGCCGTCATGGGCTTCCCCAGGGCGCTCATGGGCTTCCTCACGCCTTACATGAAGGCGCGATTCGGGCAAGGGGTGGACAAGGTATGAAGGGCATCGGCGGCAACGTGACAGCCATCATCCAGACCAGCGCGACAACGACAACCGAAATCGGCGAACAGGTGCAGGCATGGATGGACGCGGCGACGCTGAACGGATGGCTCGACCTATCCGGCGGCGATTCCAAATATACCGTCTACAATGCCAAGGTGCAGGAAAGCACCCATGTCTTTGTGGCAGACTATCAGGCGCTTCCGGCGGACATCACGACGGAAAACAGCCGACTGATCTGCAACGGCAAGCGCTATGACGTGCTGCTGATTGACAACCCGATGGAAATGCAGAATGGGTCGCAACTCGAAATCTATCTGAAGTTCACGGGGGGACAATGACATGTCTGTGCGCTTTGAGGATTACAGCATCAGGGTCACGGATGCGCTTGACGGGGCGGCAGAGCGTTTCCTGCGGGAAGCCGCCTTCGAGGTGGAGGCACAAACCAAACGCACCACGCCGACAAAGAAAACGCAGCTCAAAGGTTCGTGGGCTTCTGACGTAAACACAGACGCGAAGGTCGCACAAATTGGTAGTCCTTTGGAAGAATCCTTCTGGAATGAGTTCGGAACGGGTTCGTATGCCATCCACGGCGACGGGCGCAAAGGCTGGTGGGTGTATATCGAGGGACAAAGCCGAGGGGCGAAAAATTCCAAGGTATATAACAGCCAGCAGGAGGCAGAGGAAGCCGCCGAATTCCTGCGGAAGGTGAAGGGCTTGCCTGCGGTTGTGTCCAACGGCGAACCGCCACAGCGAACGCTGGAAAACGCATTCGCCGCAAAGAAAAACGCCATTATCCGGATGGCAGAAAACATTTTGAAGGGGATGGGCTGACGTGTCGAAAGAAGTGCTAAAAATCATCGGGGACGCCATGAAAACGCTCGGCATCCCCTACGCCTTCGGCGTGTACAACAAAAAGCCCCTCCCGACCATGTATTTTGTCGGAGAGTATTCCGAAATTCAAGGGTTCACCGAGGACGGCTTGCAGGAAGCAACGGTCATGCTGACCGGGTATTCTCGCGGGTCGTGCATTGAGCTTTTCGATGCAAGAGAAGAAATCGAGCGGCATTTCAGCCGCTACGGGCTGACAACCATCACCCCCAGCGGTTCGGGGGTGGCTATCATGTACGCGAATACGCTTGTAATTCCGACGGGTGACGCAGAGTTCAAGCGCATCCAAGTGAATTTGCAAGTCAAAGAATGGAGAGTGGAATAATGGCTAAGGAAGGCAAGTCCGGCGTGAGCGCAAACACGCCGAAAAACATTCTGTTCGGCGCTGGTACGATTCACCGGGGGCTGAAGTACGAGGGCGCGGCGTGGAATTTCGCCGATTCGCTTGTCGGCGCTACGTCCGGCGGCTCGAAGTTCAGTATCAAACCGGAGATTACCAAGGTGGAAGTGGACGGCGTTCATGTCGCCACCAAGGGGCTGAACAAGAAGACGGGCGGCGAAGCTACGATGGAGATCAACTTCATTGAGCTGACCAAGGACATCATCAAGGCGTCTACGCTTGGCACGGATGGCACGGCAACGGATACGACCTATGACCTGATTGAGGACAAGGCGGACATTGCGGCAGGCGACTACTGGGAAAATATCGCCTTTGTCGGAAAGACGCTTGACGGCGATGACATCATTGCCATCATGGACAATGCGCTCTGCACGTCCGGCATGGAAGCCGACAACAAGGACAAGACGGGAACGGTCGGAACGTACACGTTCGAGTGCAACGCCGAACTGGGCAGCGACGGCGACACGCTGCCGTGGCATATCTACTACCCCAAGGCATCCTGATAACATACCGGGGAGCGGCTTGACAGCCCTCCCCCATT